AGCATCATTGACTTGCTTGCTACGAAACGCTGAGTTAACCATGATAGGCTTGCCTCCGAGTAGGCTTTTAACTTGTTCCAAAAACTCAGCAAGACGGATAAGATTTGCTGTTTCAATGTTATTAGGTTCATTTGAGAATTCCCTGTGATCTGTATGCGTTAGTTCTTCTAACGTGAAATTTGGTGATAAATTCATTTTGTGGGTGAGCTTTTGTGTAGTAAATCGTCTTTAGCTTGTGAACCAGCCGATGATCCAAAATAGAACGCTATAATTCCTGTCCAAGCTGTCCCCAGACTGCCCAACATCAACATCAAAGCATCACTTGTTTTAAATGTTTCTAGCATCATTCCCACCAATATGCCGAAAAATCCTATTGTGACAAGAATAGCAAGAGCTGGGGGGATAAAACTTCTAGTCGTGGCTTGAAGTTCTCTAGCAGATTTTCTATCGTCAACAGCCAATTTAGCAAAGTCTAAACCTAATTCTTGCGCTCTTGCTTTGAGGGCTAATTCCGCTTGTTGAATAGATGCAACTTGGTCAGCCGTCAATTTGCCAGATGCAATGGTTTCTTCTACCTTGCTAGGGTCTATGCCTAAAGCAGATGAAACAGCATTGATCGCTAGTCCAGCCAATGGGCCACCCAAAGCCGTGGCTATTGTTGGCGCAATACTTTTTAACCAATCCATTATTTACTCTCCAATTTCTTGACTAACTTTTGCACCTTGATTTCAGTTTGCCTAATATCCATATACATCCACATAAGAACAGGCATAAAAAACAAAATAACGACTAACAAAACCACAATCACGATGACGAAAAAGGAATCATCGCCAGAAGTGTTATCCAAACCCACAGGATCACTACCGTTGTTGCTATTCCCACCGTGACCCTGAACTGTATTTTGTCGATAACCTGTCTTCGTTGCCATGCCAACATCCTTTTTTTGTCCATTTCTTCTTTTCTTGCTAATTGTTGTTGGTTGGCAATATGTCCGATCATTTTGTTAACTCTGCTATATAAATCCTTCATTTCTGGGGGCACATGGTAGACCATGTATTCCCGCAATTCTTCATTCAACTTTTCCATTTGTAAGTTAGCAATTACCAACTTAATCGCAATGTCTTGTCCTTCTTCATTTCCCACCGTTGTGGCTAACAATTCTTGTTCTTCCATATAGGCTTTTAAACCGTTATATGCGTGGAAAAACTTGGTTAACGCATCCGCTACATCAGCATAAATCTTGTTTTCGTCAAATTCAGGAGCCTTTTGTTTTACCTTTTTAGCGGGTTTTTCAACGGTTTTTTGTTGAATTGGCGTTTTCTTGCCACCAAAAAGACCCGTTAAGAACCCCCAAACACCTTTGGCATCTTTTTGAATGCCTTTTAAATCACCTACAACGCCATCAATTTCTTTTTTTGCATCGACAACGAATTGTCTACCTTCCTTGTACATTTCACATGATTCTTTAACCAGTTTAAATGCACTCGAAGCCAATGCAACAAGGGTAAATGGATCAATTTGTTAGACCCCAAACATCTTTTTAAAGAATTCTGCTGCCACGCCAGGGCCAACCATTACCATCAACATCACGCCATAAAGCAAATATTCAATCTTTGCCATGCGTTTTTCACCATCCCTCAAAGAATCGGCAATTTGCTTGTACCGTTGGTCGCACACAGCAACGTGGACGGCTAAATCTTTTTCAGTATCGCTCATCATTCCATCCCAATAATTGCCGTTGATGTTTCTCTATCAATAGTCAATGCGCCTTCACAAACAACATTCCAATCTTGTCCATTAGGGTCTTTTTCGCTTTGGCTTGGTACATTGATCTTAATGTGCTTGAACAAATACTCTTTTTTACCTTCAAAAACTCGCCAACAATGATCTACCGTTCCTCGCCCCTCTTGCCCACGGTTTTTATTAAACCTGATGCTATATTTCATATCACTTCGGCTGATGGCATTGCACACGCTTGTGGCTGATGTATCACAGTTAGATTAAAGTGAACAAATTTAATGGGCTTATCGCTTGCGTGTCTAGTGAATGAATGGGCTAACCATGAATTAGCAAATATCATCATGCCAGGCTTAGGCTCAAAGTTAATCATTTTGCTAGCTGGCGTTGCAATTGTCATGTCTTGTTCAGGCAAATCAATTTGCACTTTACCTGATCGTGGATCGTGGAATACCACTCTTGAAGAATCTTCAGGCGTTTCTAAAAAGTAAAACCCAACTATTTGTGAGCCAAATCCATGAACATGAGCGTCCATTGCCGAGTGTTTATGGTGCTCTTGAGTCCACATTTCTGTAAACTGCACCGCTTTATCTTGCATGGCATAACCTTGCTCATTGAGAATGTTCCAAGCAGTAGCACCAACAAATTCAGAAAAACCCGTTATGCGTTGGTCAACATAATAATTACCCGTCATGTAGACTGGGTAAATTTCATTGAGTGGTTGTGTCTTGCGAGACTCTGCCAAGGCTTCTTCAGAAACGATGTTAACTGCATCTAAAAAGTCAGGACGATCAATGATATAAATAGGGCATGGAAAATGGTACGCAACTTGAAGTTGCGTGTTTTGAACAACTTCTTTTACTGATTCAGCGGCTTTGCAGACTTTTTGTTTTGATTTTTTTATTACTTTACTCATATTGCTACCCAATCCCAAGCGAAGAAATCAAATTTGTATTCACCTTCTGGGCGTATAGGAGTTTCTTTCCAATTATTTTCTGCACCACACCAAAAAGTCATAATTTTAGCATCTAGTTTTGATTGATCTGGTTCTGGGCGTGGAATTGGGGGAATCATTGTGCAAGTGGCTTCATCCAAAGTCCATGAAGACCAATTTTCGGCTTGTTCACGAGCGTTAAAAGCATCACGAACTCCTTGTTGTTTGGCTGTTTTTTCTTCGGCAGTCATTTCACGCATAGACCAAACATCTGACCACACACCATTTATTTTGGCATAAACAGTCTCATCAGACTCAATTATTTGATAAGTATCAATAGTAGGACGCTCAACCCGAGTAAAAGGCTCCCAATGTTCTGGCACAGAGCCAAACGCTTGAATGAGGTTATCCTCAAATGCTGGATGGTTTTTAGTTACACCGTTTTCTGTTTCAATATAAAGGTTCATGCTTAATCCGCTTAAAAATTAAAGGTCACCTGTACAAGTTGATGGGAATGAACGTGTTGTACCAGGCCAGATGATTCGGACTGCGCCAGCGCCAGAACAACCATTAGCGCCACCCGACCGACCTTGGCCTCGACCGCCTCCATAACTACCGCCATTACCTCCAAATTTACAACCACAACATCCAGCGCCTCCAGTTGTTCCATTACCACCCCCCGAGCCACCTTTTCCAGCGGGAGAACCCGAAGTTCCTTTAGCTCCGTTAGAACCTTGACCCAAAATGCCTACACCACCGCCACCTGGATACGCATAATTACCTGGGGAAATAATATATGGCCCAGCCCCGCCACCCCCACCTCCAGAACCAGCAGTATTTAATGTGTAAGAACAACATGGCGCACCAGCCCCTCCGTTGCCTGAATATCCGCCAGCACCCGATCCAACAGATGCTGCTCCGCAATAAGAGCCACCGTTCCCACCACCATCACCAACGTGCGTACCGCCATTAACGCCACACCCTTTGCCACCTAAAACAGTTCCAGTACTTATAAAATATGAACCTGAACCACTCCCCGCTCCAGCAACTTGAACTGTGTAACTGCAACCTGGAGTTACAGATATATTGTTTTTATATCCTAAGCCACCTCCGCCAGTTCCATAGGCTTTTCCTACAGCAACAACCGAAACGCTAGTCACTCCCGTAGGAGCAACCCATGTGTAGGTTGCTTGACTACCTGTATACGCTTGTTGACCTACTACAGGAGGACTAGCCTTTCCCCCCAATAAGTTAAGCATAATTCCACTCACGATACATTTCCTGTAATTACTACAACTGAAGTTGTGACAAAAAGAATAGTACAAACTCCCCTAGTTGCTAAACTAAAAGAAGTTTTTACGGTATCTGTTCCTCCTAAATAAGCGGTGATTGCCGATGATGTACAAGTAATAGCGCCCGTTGTATTGTTAAACACAGAGATTGCATCTCCTACAGCAAACACACTTGCTGGAATTACAACTAAACCTGATGTCCCAAGAACAACAAACTTACCAACATCGCCAGCAACCAATGTATAACTTGATGTTTTAGCTGATCCCGTTTGTGGAATATTGCGATAACCAACAGCATTAGTTCCATCTGCGGTACAAGTTGATAAATTGCCACTTGTAGGCGTTCCCAATACAGGAGTTACAAATGTAGGAGAAGTAGCCAAAGCGACAACTGTACCTGATCCTGTGGTTGTGTAACTTGTACCCCAAGCTGTCCCTGTGGAATTGGCTATCCCTACACCTGGGTAAACTTGTACTGTAATTGATGGGTTAATTAATTGGAATCTAGTTCCATCGTATTCAATTAAATAAACTTGACCACTTACAATATCACCCGCAGCTAAAGCAGTTGTGCCTGATTTTGTAATGCTTTTAGCGCCCAAACTGTTTAAATTAATTGTGGCTGCGCCTGTATTCGTATTAGCCGCCACAAATGAAAACAAATTACCTGTGGCATAAGCGGTAAGGGCGGGTGTTAAAGAACCTGTCAATGTATCTGTGCCTGTAACCGTTGCAATAGTTGTTGCATTTGCTTGCAATTGCCCGTATTGTGCCGCATCGGTTGCAACAGTCCCAGCACCTAAACCTGTTATTTTAAAACCCCCTAATGGAATATTTGCAGTAGGTGTGGTTTGCCCATCTTTGGTCAAAGCGGTAGTTAAACCTGTAGCCAAATCAGCGGTCAGCAAATTAAATGCTGTGCTAGTGATGGTGGTGGGAACGGTGGCTCTTATTGCGGAGCAGCATCTGTTGGATCGGGTGCTGGCGGATATTCAGGCAACGGAGGGGCTGGTGCGCCATGTTGTTCTTACACAT